CTTGCCTGGAAAGCCTGGTTTGCGATCTAAAATCCATGGGTAACCCGGGGATGATTGTCGATTTATACTAGAAATATATTCTGAAATATCATTGCCTTTAATCACTTCTTCATCTGTTAAAATCCGCCGAAATGCGTCATTCCTTTTAGAATTCCATAATTGCGTTACATCTAAATACGCTTACTCACGCCAATCTTCATTCATGTATGGTACGTTTGAAGCACATTTTTGCAAATTCTTGAATTTCATATTAACTTCAGGGTGTCGTAAAATAGCGGGTTTCGTAATAGGGGGTCTAACTCTACCATGGATTACACTAGGTCGAATATCTGTTTTACCAGGTTCGAACAATTGATGGGGGCACTTACCTATAGGGCCAAACATATCTCCTGGAGCATATGGAAAATCAGCTTTAGTATACTCCTGCTTAATCTCGATTGGAAACTTCATTTTATTATCCCAATCCAAGCAAATTTGCATTCTCGCTGGAAATTCAGGATAAGCTCGAGTTAAATCAGCTTGTGTAATTGATTCTGAATAAGCTCGTCCATGGGCGTCACCTGCTACATGAATTCCTGCTATCTTTCGCAAGACAGAGGGTTCATTGATGATTAATGGTGCGCCACAATCGCCATTTGTTGTTGGTGCTGTGTATTCCAATGCTCTTCTCACAACATGTTTGCCTAAATCTACATCGTTAAGAATTATGGGATGATCAATTGCAAATGCGTCATTGGCCGAAAGAATATGTACTATAAAGCTATCTAAATGTTGGGAATATCGCAATAAAGGTAAATTAACTTCCGCACGCGAGTAGGATGACATCGCTTCTGAGTCTGAAAAATGTTTGGTAATATCACAGTGTGTATGAACCAAGTTTGGAAGTCCAAATAAACAGGCTTCCTTCGATTCTCCATGCCGATTCGTTATGCGGGTTACTTTAACACTCTTAAAAGGGAAAGTGAATTTAACCTTAAACATGTTCTCCATGGTAATTTCAGTATCTGCTTTTATACCACATCCTAAAATGTGGGCTGGAATAAGCATAATACGTCCTTTAACCATAAGACCATGCATCAAGGGAACTGAACAATTATTAGGCGAAATTTTATATAAATTATTAAAAATACGATGGGTAATTAAATTTTGCGCAACTTGATCCTTCCACATCTGCATATTTGCTGGTATAATATCTCCTTCTATTAGTATCTTGGGTCTTACAACTGTAATATTATCTCCTGATGTTTGTG